AAACCTGACAACATAACTTCTTCTTCAAAAGCTCTGTCAGATGACTCAGTCGTATAAATCTCCGCCGACTGATTTTCGTATTGTTTGTACTCCAGGCCAAATAGTGCATTTAAACCTGGTTCTAGTTCTTTAACTAGCTGATTACGTGATATTGCCATGTTTTATGCTCCTATTATATTCCAACTGCGTTGCTACCTAGAATGTGACTACAAATCATTACTCTCCAGACTGATCCGTCTACGGATACGTCTTGATTTAATGTGTCTCTAGTTATTCCCAGTAACTTCACCTGATTTACGATAGCGCCTGTGACAGTGCCGAATGTGAAACCCGAAATATAATTCGGTGCTCCAGAACCTGCATTGTCTACAAGTGGTGCAGTTCCTCCTGCATCAGCTTGTGTAGTGCTCGTTAGGTTAGTACGCATTTCAAACATGGTATACGGATTGTCATTGACAAGAGCAATCATGTCTGTTGCGGTGTTACTAGGTGCCCAGTTGGACCATGTTGGCTTACTTGTAGTGGGATCAGTATAAAACGTTCCGTTTATTGAACCTAATTGATTGATAACTCCTGCTCCTGCAGTTGCTACTGTTACGTAGCCTGATGCAGCAAGCAATACCATATCATGGTGGTCGATTGCTGTACTTGACGCAGCTATCTTCCATTCACCTAAACCGGCGTTATGATCACCCTGGTGTACGTTTCTTAAAGGTCTCAAACCGAAACCCGTCGTACTTTGGTTAGCCATATGTTTTCTCCAATTGCAGACTACTACTTGTAGTCTACGGTTTATATAAATTTCGTTGGTTGAATTGTTAAAAAATTAACGTTTCCTACCACCGAAGGTTGTACGAGACTGTCGATCAATATTGATCGGCATACTCCTATGCTGTTCCTTCATTAAATCGTTATCTACTGCGTCCATCTGCTCTTGGCCTAATTTGCCAAAATATTTTGCTCGTTGACGCGCGATTTCTTCAGGTACCCTTGTCAGCACAAGGCCTCCGTGCCCGATCACCCCGGCATACTTGCCATCTGATATTACTGGGAAGTCATCCTCTGGATATTGGTCGGCTCTTACTAACTCATACCCGGACCTTAATCGTCCTTGTATGTTTTTCGTGTCGACGTATCCTAGAATTTCTACCCTGACCCATCTGTGTCTGAATCCAGTTGGCGCGTTGGGTGTATCTAAGTACGATGGTGGAGTCCAAACTTGCTTACGCTTTATTTTTTGTCTTGTCTGGCTCGCACGGGAAGTCTTTGTTTCTTTTGTCATATGCTATTCTCCCTCCGTGAGTCTTAGTTGTCTTGCATACTCTTCTAGTGGCACACGCAATTTTTTAGCGATTGCTACTTGTGAAGGTGTGAGTTTCACACTTTTGCGACCAGTTCTTGCACTTCGTGTTGCAGAAGCAACATTTTGTACAGGTTTACTAATCGTTTTCTCTACACTACCAAATTTTTGGGGAAATTCAAGTCTTATTCTCTTATCAATCTCTTCATAATAAGAATTTGACTTTGGATCATACCCTTCTTCTTCAGTAAGCTTTCTATGTAGATCAAAAGCTGTGTAGGTCATGGCGTTGTCTTTGCCAAACCATTCATTTTTTTCCGCCCAATCCTCTGCTTTTGGATCTGGGGGCGGCGTTTGTTGAGTTGGATACTGAGCTGCAGGACCTTGTCTTCTTGTAGTCTCTTTAGCAGTTTCTTCCATCTTTTGTCTGCTTTTGATCTCTGCAAGTTTGCCCTGTTCATATCCGAGTTGTGAGATAGCCGTTAAAGCTTCAACTTCAGCTTTTTTATCATCAGCTTCTCTCGAAGCTCCTAATTTAGCTTGGGCTGCGGCTAAAGATGATTTGATTCTGTTTTCCATTTCGATGGCATAGTCTCTATCCAAAGTTGTGGCAGTGTGAGTCATTTCATCTCGTTCTCTCATTACACGTTTAGCATAAGTGACAGCTTCTTCTCTTTGTCTCTCTGCTTCACGCATTTTTCGGGTAAGTTTAGCGATACGTTTTTTAACGCCTTCGCTATACTCTTCCATTTCTTTCTTCTGTTCTTGTGGTGCTTCTACTTCTTCCTTTTTAGCTTGGTCTTGGTCGTCCTTGCTATCTCGAACATCCACTGGCTCATCCAATTTCGCAGGTGTATCAGCGGGCTTATCACTGTCTTGAGTAGTTTTTTCATCTTTTACTTCTCCTCCTTCTGCTTTTTTATCTAAATCAATTTCGGTTGCTTTTTCATCAGCTTCACCAACATCAATTAGATCGTCTATCTTTTTTTCTTCTTCTGGCATAGTTCCTCCCTATGATTAAATTTCGTGGAATATATCTTCAGGGTCCTCCACGGTTGCTAGAACTTCATCATCATTCAAAAGTCTAACTTCACCCCCATCTATTTTCATTCTAGATCCAGCGTAACGTGCAAAAACAACCCAACTGCCTTCTTTACACCAAGGTCCTTCGGGGTATCTTTCTTTGTCTTTGTACGCATCCGGTCCAACTTTTAATACGAGTCCGCAAGTTGATGCTACTTGCGAACGTTCTATAACGTCATCCGTTATAAGAATTCCTCCTTTAGTTTTATCTTTTATTTTAAAAGGTAGAACTAAAATTCTCCAACCAGTGGGTATAGGTAATTTAGCGTGTTCTGATGTTAAATCTTTTTCAAGTTTTTTAGGTTCTTGATCGTATTTTTCTTGAAGAGCGTCCCTATGTCTTGGGACTTCCTTTGGGTTTGATGCTAATAACTGTTCCGTCATTTTTTTGCTCCTTTTTATCTAGCAGGCTGGATATTTCCTGACTCATATACTGATACGTTCGTAATTGTCCTAACATATACTGATATTTCTCCATATTGTCAACACCGCCAGAAACCATGGCAGCTACAATATCATCATGTCTCATTTTAATGATTCTTCTAATCTTATCTACAAATATCAAATCGTCCATTATTTTTTTCTCCTTTTTGTCTTTTTCTTCTTTTTTTTAACAGGCTTACTTCCATAAGCTTGTGTCCATTCTTTTGCAATCTTTGGCTCATTCTTCCATAAGTAACGCCTTTGTTTTTCTGATCTAAAGGGCATTATTCTCCTTCAGGAATTTCATAATCTTTTAATACTTGAAGTTTTTCTTCTGCAACTGAAATCTTATGCAACAAACCATCCAGTTCTTTTTGATGATTAAGATGTTCACTTACGCCTGCCGGATTTTCCAAAAGTAATTTAATCATAGCATCACTTGCTGCGATATCTGCTTCATATTGTTTTTGTAATGCGTCTATTAAGACTGCCCTCATTAAGACGCTTTTCTCTTTCTTGCCATTTTTTTAAATGTCTTAGCTAACGCTTTAGCTCTTCCTGTACATCCTGGTTTTGTAATCGGTGTACATTTTCCTTCAGTTCCTCTTTTCTTAATTGAAGCAGTAGCTTTTTGAATCCAGCCACCTTTTTTATAGCCACGATTCAATTCTGAATGGACTCTAGATATTTCAGCTCTACGATTTGGATTGGATCGTTCGCCTTCAACACGACCTAATTCTTCCAGAAGGTTTGTGCGTCCGCCGCCATAATATCCAGTTCTTCCACCTTTAGCATAAACCCTTTTTTTAGTTTTCATTGGGAATGATGCTGTGGAATCAAAATATTGTGGCATTATCTATTGATTTTTCCTTTACCCTTACCGCTGCCCCATTTTCCATAGGACTCGTCACGGCTGGCTTTTAATTGTGCCGGAGTTCTTTTCTTTTTAATTCTCATTGCAATGGATTCATCTTTTCTATCGATGTATCCTTGCTTCTTAGCTCTGCCACCTTTCTTCATACCACTTGAGTATGGAAATCTAACATTGCTTCTTACGCCATTTTGTCTCATTATCTTTTAGCGACTCCTCCGCCTCTTTTAGCTATGCCCATGGATTTAACATGACCACCTTTTTTAGCTCCGATTCTGCCGCCTTTAGCAGCAAATGTAGGTCCTGGATCAACCGGTGAATATTTCCAACGGTTACTTTTTAATCCTGAATGAATATCAGGAATCGTTGGACCAGGAGTCCATTTTATTCCTTCAGTCGCAGCAGTATCTGCAACACTTTTACCTTTTCCTACTTTAGAAGCTCCATAAAGCGCGCCACCTATTAGGGCAGCCTTAGCTAGCTTCTTTTTCCAACTACTTTTCTTTTTAGCCATAATATTTTCCTTAGTTGATTGTTAGTATAACTTACTTCTAAATGCAAGTCTATTTCTTCTTACCTCCATTACGAAATATCTGTGTACCCTTGATGCCAAAAACGCTCGCTACCACCAAAATCCATAAATTTGTAAACCATTTTGGAAGATTCGAGAAATACTCAAAAAAGATCTCTATCTTTGCCATAGCCGCCGGATCCTCTGTCCACACCGACCAAGCGAGCACAATTATGGGCAATGTGAGAATCGCCAAAACGATCTCGTCCTTATAATCTGCTTGACGGGCTTCTAAAAGCTTGCCCTGGTAAGATTCTTCCCCACGAGCTTGTTTTTCGGCATGTAAAAGCTGTGCATCAGACATAGCCATCTTTGCTCTTTGTCTGTTAGCGTAAATT